GTGAGATTGGTAGTAGAAGAAGAAAGGAAAGCATATTAAAAGATAATTTACAAAGTTTCAAATGTGATTATGACTATATTTTAGTTGATAACAGTCCATTTCTTGGTTTATTAGTGTTGAATAGTCTTGTAATGAGTGACTTCTATCTTCCTGTTATAGATAATAGTCCAAGTGCACTACAAGGTCTTACAATGGTTAATAAAGTTATTCAAAAAATGAAGGCAAATGGATTAAATGAAGAACTAAAAATGATAGGTATACTAAGGAATAGATTCGAGAAAAAGACAATATTTGGAAAGCAATTTTTAGAGGTTGCTGAAGAAGCATTGAAGGATAAATTATTTAAGACTATTGTGTATGACAGCGTAAAATATAAAGAAGCTAGTGTTATGCACAAAACTATCCAAGGATATGCTCCAAAATCCACACATGCTAAGGCTTACGAAGGTTTATATTATGAAATATTAGAAAGGGGCAATTTGAAATGAATGGAAATTTTAAAAATAGTTTAAAGAGTACTATAAATAATGAATCTGATGAAGTTATTAAGAATACGAATGAGATATTAAAAAAAGACACTTTTGATAAAGTAAATATTATAAAATTTAGCATTACGAAGAAGAAGGAGATTAAAGACATTAGAAAATCTTTCAATGTTTATATGTCAAAGGATCTTGTAGAAAAACTTGACAGTATAAGCACAAAAACAAGTCGTAGTCGTAACGAGATTATCAACGAAATGTGTGATTTTTGTGCTGATAACATAGAAATTATAAAATAATATAGAAGTACTCAGATAGATATCTTTTTACTTATAGACATTACTGTACTTTAGTTGGCTATGTTTACTTGCTTGATTATTTATAGTTTGATAAGTATACGCTAATAAATTTTAATATGGTTAATCATCAATAGGTAAATTATAGATTTTATAGTTTACCTAAGTTTGCCGACAATTAGTAACTTTTCAGAATCAATTATTCTAAGTGTAATAGATTTTAATTTACTATTTACCGGTTTTCAAATTTAAAAAGCAAGTAAAGTCAATCTTTAATTAATATATAATGACCTTTTTAGATAGTTTAAATAGACTCTTTGCAACTTAAAAGTTTAACCATCAATACGTAACCTTTCATGTTAAGTTTATTAATTTGGAATATAATTAACTTATTAAAAGTGTTTATTATATCTAGGTTGAATGTTAGTGCTTTTTAAAACGGTAACACTTGTCCATATTGCATTATTATATATGTATACTTTTACAATTAAGTCATAACGTTCCTTTTGCATCAAAATAGTTCCCATATAATTTCTAACTTCATTTGAGCTATTTTTAACAACATAATGTATTAAGTTATAAAATATCCACAATATTCACAAAAACAGCATTTCTTATGGTTTATATTAGTACTACCTTAGTTTAGTCATAGTATGGGTTTATAAGTAGTTTGTGATATGTACCTGTTGTAAAACTAAGTTTTAGTATAATGTTACAAATTAGTTTTACAACAGGTACATACTTGTAATATATAGTATGCCGTTATAAATCAGTGTTCGTACTAAATAAAAATTAGTTTTATGTTTAAAAGGATAATTGAGTTTTATGTTGAATTAATAACATTAAAGGAGAAAATCAGTTTTTAATATAATATGAAGGGAGGTTTTTACATGAATCCAACAGTCCTTACTGTGATGAATGTTAAAGGTGGCGTAGGTAAGACTATGACAGTTATTAATCTTGCAGGACAAATAGCTAAGCAAGGGCATAAAGTACTCCTTATAGATAATGATTCGCAATCTTCTTTAACTAAAATCTTAAACATTACAAATGAGTACACTATTTATGATTTATATTCCAATAATAAGATAGGTTTTAATGATGTAATAGTAAATTTCGCAAAAAATATAGATGTTGTACCAAATACAATAGAGTCAGCTGTTTTAGAAAGTGAGATTGGTAGTAGAAGAAGAAAGGAAAGCATATTAAAAGATAATTTACAAAGTTTCAAATGTGATTATGACTATATTTTAGTTGATAACAGTCCATTTCTTGGTTTATTAGTGTTGAATAGTCTTGTAATGAGTGACTTCTATCTTCCTGTTATAGATAATAGTCCAAGTGCACTACAAGGTCTTACAATGGTTAATAAAGTTATTCAAAAAATGAAGGCAAATGGATTAAATGAAGAACTAAAAATGATAGGTATACTAAGGAATAGATTCG